TATTCCTGTGTCGACTTCTATAGTGTGGTCGGCTTGGGTGCTGGGTTTCTTTCGGCACCAGTGACAGATGGGTTCTTCTGCGAGGACTTGGGCCCTGAGTTCTTTCCATCGTTTGGTGCTGTATATCGGGTTACCGCTCATGTTGTAGAGCATAGGGCAAGGTCAAGGTCAAGTGATACTGACGCCCAAGCGGAAGGGCACCGCTCGGTTGTCGTCGTGTTCCATGTGAGAGTTGGGTGGTTTGTGTCCCCCACTATTTAGGGCAAGTAGCCCATGGGAGCCTGTCTAGTTTTGTTCGGTGGACAACCATTCGCAATGTACGTTTGAACGCTGATCGATCACAAGGCGTGACCGTCTACCCTCGTTACCGAGTGTTCCCATAGTGAGGTTCAGATACTCACAAGGGCTGATGATCCCCTCGTCTGGGATCTGTCGTACTGGGTTGTGGTTGGCGATCTTAGACGCGCTCAGCCATCAAGTGGTGCAGGGTTCAACGGTGCCTTAGGGCTGACATGGATTGCCTGCCAGCGACCCTCAAGCAGTACCTCCGCATACATGACCTGAATTCTAGACATGAACATTCCGTTCACTGTCAAGTATTCAATGTCATGCGAGTTTGATATAGCGATAGCAAATACATGGTGACAATAATTTGCTTGTTCGCCGCCTTGCCATACTCGAATCGGGTTCGCTGGTTGAATGAATTCAGTTGTCATTGGGTTTCCTTGCTAAGCGGTCGCTGATCTTTTCTAAGTCTTTGGGTCGCCACACATACACTTCTTCGCCACTGTCCTCCAGTGAGTTGATCCAGTCCCACTGTTCATTGCTGACAATTCCTTTGGGACCTTTTAATTCCGCGAACAAAGTGCCGCGGTATGGGTGGCTGAGGCATAGGTCGGGGAATCCTTGGTTGCCTGTGTTTGGTGTGATCCATTTGCCCGGTCGGATTTGTGCGGGCTGGGTGTGCATGACGCGCCACCCGTGCAATTTAGCTAACTGGATGACAGCCTTTTGAAACTCTGCTTCAGATATCTCACTCATTAGAACGGTGCTTCAGACGCAGATTGTGCCTTCAATGTTTCAATCAGTTGGGAGGCTTCACGCTTCGTTTGTGGCTTGTCACCATTCCAGCCGAGCGACCGCAACAGCCCCAGCTGCTTAGGGCTGGGCTCATCGGAGTTTGTAGATGTTGTCGGGCCTGACGCGGACAGTTCGCCACCTTGGCGGTACACCTTCACAACTTCCTCCAGTGACGCACGCTTCTTGGCACCTTGGTACTGATAGTTCGCAAGCGCGCGTCCCACGGCTGATGTTTCGCAGTTTTCTAGGGCACTGGTTTTGTTGACCATGGATGAGCCGCGCACTTCTTCAGCGAAGCCTGTAGTGGTTGGTACAGGGTCGGCAATGTCGGCGTACAGTTCGGCTTTTATCACAATTCGAGTGCCGTCATCCACTACCAGTTCAGTCACAATGCGTCCCCTAGGGCAGTCCGCCCAGAACAATGGGAGGCGTTCGTCTACTGACGCATAGTCGGCTGGGTTGAAACTCATGTCGGGGTGTCTTTCTGTTGGATCTTGATCAAGTTCTGATAGTGCTCTTGCTTGTAACACTTGAAGCAATACACCGCCCATGTAGACGGCGAATAGTGGAAGATGTTTGGGCCTTCAATCCACTGTTGGCACCCGGTACAGGTGCCGCGAACAGGTTTACCAGCCATCAGTCAGCCCTCCGTGAACGGCCACTAATGAACGGGGCTTCGCGTCTATCACGACACTTAGGGCACAAATCCTTGTAGCCCTCTTTAGTAAGCATCAAATAGACGGTCTTGACTTTGTTGGTCGTTTGACAATCTTCGCAGACCAGTGGCTCACTCATCGGTAACACCTGCACCGTCTACAGGATCGTTAAGCAGCTGATAAAACGAATCCAAATCGGGCAGGTTCGGCAAACGCTTATACAGCGTGTCGGCCAGTTCCATTGAGCAGGATCGCCAACGATTACGGGATGCTTGCATCAACTGGAATCGAGTTGACCATTCGTCAACGTATGTTTGAAGCATTTCTTTTTCGGTGCGTAAATATGCGACAGTTCTTTCGGCTTCGCGTATTTCAGCCATAGCGGCGTCGGGGTCCATCGGGGTCTCCTTTAATTGATTTGTCGGTATTTGCCATCACGATACACAAGCGGTGTGGCAATGTTCGTGTTTGTTTCTCGTTGTTGCACAAGTTTTTGTCGTTCGCGCCATGTCAGGCCACCCCACACACCAATGCATTCTTGGCGGGTCGTGGAATACTGCAGGGCTTCTTCTAGGCATTGGGTGCGTACCGGGCACGTCGCGCAGACTGCTTTAGCGTCCTTGATTTTCTTGAGTATTTGCGGTTCAGCGAACTCGAATATGAACAGGTCGGTGGGCATCCCTTTACAGGCGGCGTGTTCCCACCATCGCCTTAACACAGGCTCCATGGTTTCCATCCGCACCTGCCTTTGGCTTCTAGTTCTGAGTACAGGATGAACGCGTAACGCAAGTTCAGGGTCGGGTCGGACATGGATTCTTCCATTGGGCCCGCGAACAGTTGCTCAACATAGGCGCGATGAGTCGGTTCGTTAATCTGTGCTACGCCGTGGTCATGCCCGTTAAACATTGGGTGCAAATAGTTGACGTTTTGGCATCGCGTTTCTTTCCAAAGTAGGCGACCCAGTTTCTCTAGTGTCTCGGGATTGTTGGGCCAGCCGACCGATATCGCGGTCGGGAACCATTCTTGGCATTTGGTGTCCACGGGGACAGGCGCGACAGTTGTCGGCGGGATCGTGGTCGTCGTGCTCGTGGTGGTCGTGGTTGTCGCCAACTCTTCAGCGCGATCCACAAGTTGTTCGGGTGTCAACATCCCTAACGTGACCGTGACGGGCGTAGAAACGATTCTAGGGGTCTCTGATGAGCCCTGAACGCCAGTGAACGCCCACAAGGCGCACGCCCCGTAAGTTAGAAAAGATAGAAGTAAAAATCGTTTAAGGTTCATTTGTTCTCCAAAAGTGTGTGGGCAAGATTCATTCCTGCCTGAGTGATTTCACAGGTCATTCGTTCTTCACCAGTGAGCGGTGAAATACCTGTACCGACGGACTCAATGAGTCCGAGAGCGCGTAGATCGGAGCATCGTTTCCACCAGCAACATCCAGCCTTGGACAACAGTCCAGACGCTTCAGCTGCTTGGTCGTCAGTCAATTTGAAGCGGTCAAACGCCATCAGATATGTGACTAATAGTTGAGCCATTTGAGAGTTGGCTCGAATCTTGACGGACTTCGCGCCAGCCTTGGATGTTGGCGGGTCGTCAGTTCGGGACTGGTGATGCTCAGGTATTGAGAGATCACCAAATAGTGATAGTTGCATTATTCCTCCTGCGGTCGGGGCCCACCTATTGGTGGACGCACTTGGGTTCAGTCATTAGACCGAATCCCAAGCCGAATGTCAAGTCATGCTTCTAATGCTGGGAAGACTCTCAAGGCTTCTAAAACTGCTGGGGTCCATTTGTCGCCCGTAACGTACTGGAGATGCCATGGCTCGAAGTTCGGGTTTTTGGGGTCTGCAACCGCCCAAGTGAAGCCATATTTGAGGGCTTCACAAGTAGCGAAAGCGTCACCCAAAAGCCACGCGAGCAAGGCTGAATTCTCGTAACAATTGGCTGCGTCTATCGCGAGTCCGAGCCCATGGTCCGAGTTGCCCGGGGTGGAACACGGACTCATGCCGGGTTTCAAATAGTATTTGCGTCCCTGCCAAATGCGGATTACTTGTGGTTTGCGTCCGTAGTCCTTGATCGAATAACGATCATTGAACATGGCTAACTGTTGATTGTAGGTGCGGTATGCGCCAACCTGATTTAATGTCAGATTGTTAAAGTACGCGGCGAGTTGTAAACAGTTCCACGCGGTCGCGGCGTGCTTTTCAAGTTGCCCTGACGGTTTCTGAATAGTGCGAAGAATGTTGGCGGTCAGGTAACCGTTCTGCTGACCTATGAGATCGGTCGGTTTAATAATCGGCAACACTGGGTACACGGTTGCGGTAGCAGCTGCGGGTGTTTTCTTTTTAGCGGCCATCAGACAAGATCCGCGTAACTAGTAAGTGTCATCACATTGTGTGTGCCAGTGCCCATAACGACCCATAGTTCTTCGTTTGGTGGAATCGTGATAATAACGGTGGTGTTGTTTTGGATTTTGAGACCGTTGGCTGTGGTGACGTTTGCGCCACCTAGATAGGCGTCGTTGCCGTCTGGTGTTATATGGACTTGGCGTGTTTCGTTGATTGCTTTAGACACGATTTTGACGGCAGTCTGATTGACCGCGGTGTTAGTGCTGATCATTTGGGGTCCTTCTTTCGGATGATCGGCTCGACTGGTTTGTTGGTAAGAGCTGCCATTCCGTTTCCGACTGAGTATCCGATAATCATCGTGATGATCGGAACACCTTCGGATGTTTGGAGTTTGCCGATTGACAAAAGCACAGTGATACACACAAGTCCGACCAGAGCGATAAGGGCTTTACTCGGGTTAAAAGTCATGACGGCCCAATGTCTTCAACAAGAATAAAAGCAGGGAAAGTTGCGTCGCGTTGGAGTGTTGGTGCGCCTGTGGTGACGTTCACTGATGCTGTGCCAACAACAGTTTTGGTTGCCGAACTAGCGTAGGTGACCACATCAACTACGCACACGTTGCCAGTCATCATGAGAGCTGCGGATGTTTGTAGTCGCCCATAATTCATAGTTGCGCCTGCAGCGTTTGTGTCTTTGATTGACAGGTTGACATAGCCTGATACCGCTGACGGCGTTTGGACTTGTGGCTCGTAGTAGGTGATTCGGTAGTAACGGTTGGCGACCGCTGACCATGTGACAGTCATACCCGTGGCAATGACATCGCTGGTTGTCAGTGTGTAGTCGGCCGTTGACTGGGCGTAAGCCATGACACCACGGGGAAAGCGATTTTGCTGACTTGCGAGGAGAACAGCCCCAGCAGAGAAATCGGTGTTAGGTGAAATCGCCATGGCTTAGGGCCTTTCAGGAAAGTCAACAGTAGGGGATGGTTCCCATGTGGCGGGGAAGTCCCGTAGGGCTTGACGGTAGGTCGCCCATGCCGTTTTGTCGGTTGGGGTGTCTGGAATCATCGCCCAATCAGATTCGACTAGGAGAGCGTCACGGCGTAGGCGCATGCGCTCTATGAGCCATTCGTCGGGTGCTGTGGTTTCGTGGTCTGCTAATAAGTTCATCATGCTGCCTTGTAGTAGAGGTTCCAAAAAATTATGTCAGATACTGTCCAAGTAAATGGGATAGATGGTGAAACATTAGAGCGGTAAGAATATGTTGAACTTGAGTTATCTACTGACATATAAAATTGAGTAGCAATACCGATTGAAATTGCATCTCCTTGGTTTAGCGCCGATGTTGAAACATCATTAAAGTACATCAAACCTAAAGGCATTCCAGTCGGCAACATAGTGGCATCAAGGTTAATTGGCAAAGTGACACCAATACCAGCGGCGGTAATAACAGTAGTTGACCCAAAAGTGAGTTTCCCCCAATAATGCACATAGTTGTTTACTCGGCAATAGCTAGAACTCAATGTGCCGTTTCCAACTGTTAGGTTTGCGTTAAACGACGGCGTATAGGCCGTATAAGTTCCTAGGACCGTGTTGCCTATCGCAACCTTCGCCTCCAACGCCTCGACCGCATCGTTAATGTCGGAGTGCTGTTGAGCGTGCGACGGCGAAGTCAACAAGCTCGTCGCAGTGGGGTTTGTGAAAGTGTCCAGTGAAGTGGGGTAATTAATGGCCATTAGTGGTTCATCCTAATCTGTTTCCTTGTTCAACATATGAGTCGTCATAAGTCCATTGGGCTTCATTGTACGAAATTTCGGATTGGTCGTAGGTAATGGGATCTCCGCCCAAAACACCGAAATTGCTGTTATCCAAAATAAACGATTGGTTGTCAATACCTGATTTCAAAGATAACGAAACAACGGTTTGGTCAGGCGTGACGTTAATAGAACGGCCCGAAACAACACAAGCAACAGTTTGCTCCCCAATACCAGAACCAGCCCAAGTAACAAGAACTTTCTGCCACAAGCCGTTAGCGATACTTAGCAAGTTGTACCACTGGCTATGCGCAGCATCAGCGCAATTTGCTTTCACCATTTTGTCGGTGATCTCAAGGCTGGAAGGTGTGAATCTGATGTCCGAATAACGGTTGATCAGATTGGTTGCCACTGAGTCAGACATCTGTTGTGTAGCAACAAAAGTGTTTGTGAAACTGACGGTGCGGTTGCCGTACGAGTCAATATCTGTTGAGTTCACTGTGCTAGTAGTTGCACCAACAAACACCCCTAAAATGTTTGCTTGAGTAATCAAAGTTTCGTTATTGAATTGCTGACTGAAACCATAATTGCTAAAAGGTAATTTCGTTGACGTCACTGTACCGCTGGGCACAAATTCAAATGTTGTCGCATTGGCATCTGTTCGAGTCATCGTGACCGGGCAACTCTGTACGCGATAGTCAACGCCTGAAGTATTTGTAATAGTTGTCGCCCAAAAAACGTCGTTAACACTTGGCACTAATGCTGTTTGGTATATGTCGGCGTAAGAGTTAAAAGTTTGGCTATTAACGTAAATATCAGGATTTGAACCTGACAAATTGTTGTAACTACCGCTCGCACTTGGCTGACCGAGGCGAGGATATTTTAAGGGATAAGGACTAATTTCTGCTAAAGCATAACCAGCGGCAGTGTTATAAGAAACCGTACCACCGCCAACGGTAACAGAATTAGTGCGTCCCGCAATCGTCAAACCATCTTGCGCCGTAATCGTCACCGTAGAGAAGACGCCGTCATCAACTAAATCAAAGTCAACAATAATGCCGTGAAAAACTGCTGTTTTTGTGTCGCCTGCACCAATGTTTGTTAACGACGAAACAAAAACGCCCTGAGCAAACCAATCAATTGTTGAATATGTGCCACCGCCATTAGGAGTCAATGCGCCGTCTTTATTCAACAATGTTATTGAACAACTGCCACGGCCCACCACATTGACATCAACCGACTGGTCAATACTCATGCTTAACACTCGACTACTAAAATCGGTTGGGGTTGCTACGGCACCGATTTCTATTTGCCAAGCAGTATTAATCGTCATCGGCGGATCGCAGTTGTTGTCGTCATGGGGATGGCACCGTTGTCTCGGACCCATCGTTGAATAGCGGCTACGACTTGATTGGGGTCGCCACCGTTGACGTTGACCGTGATATTCGCATTACCGCCTAGCGCGTTATTCGGGGTGATATTCCCAGACGTGCCCGGCGTAAACAGTTCGGGACCGCGTTCACCCACTAAATAAGTTGATCCGCCCGCGACAGGACCGCCCATAGCGCGAGCAGGCAATGTAGAGATACCTGCAAGACCTAGCGCATCCTCAGGGCTTAGACCGCCGTACTCGGCACCACGCGCAAGATAGGTGGCGTATTCGAGTGCAGCTGCTGGGCCTTCAGTTCGGAACTTAAAAAGGATCTCTTTGGATGAGATGCCGTCCATGGTCCCTGAGATACCAGCGAGCACTCCAGCGTATGTCGCCAGTTTGGCTTCGTAGTCGTCAATGTCGGCTTGTGCACCTGTGCCGAACGCTTTAGCGGCTGCGGTTTCTAACTCGGCTAAATCGGTTTTGGCGTTGTCAAGTGCTACTTCGCGATCTAATGTCCCGGTTAGGTTTTGCCATGCGGTGTCAGCGTTGACGATTGCGATACTGGCGTTAGTCGCCGCGGTTGCCAAATTGTCTAACGGTGTTTTAGCGTTTTGAATTGCTGTCTTAAACTCTCCAGCATTAATTCGACCCTCGTCTACAACACCAGCAAGATCGCTTAACTGCTCTTCTGCTTGCGTGCCTTTACCAACAATGTCTCTAACAAGTTCATCAAATGCGGCGTCAAACTCTAAAGCTTTAGTTGCTCCGTTAGCCAACATCGTCGCCAGCGGAATTAACCGTTGACCAGACTTGACTTTTAGGTCCTCTGTTGAGTCGCCAAGGTTGTCCATCGCGGTACGGTAATCCCTAGCCAATTTAAGTTCTTCTTCAGAAATAACTTTTTGATCCGACACCTTTTTTAAAGATGCGTCAAGATCGTCCGCGCCCATCTCAATCATTTCGGCCATTGACTGCCAGCCCTTACCAAGCAATTGCGCAGCAACACGGGCTTTTTCGGCTGGGTCTTTAATCTTTTTCAGGCGGTCAATTGTGTTTAGGAATGTTTCGTTGACATCTAATGAACCGTCCCTTAAATACACAAGGTCAACGCCAAGGTCACGGACCTTGTCAGGGTTTGCACCAATGGTCTTGTTAAGTCGACCGATCGCGCCTTCAACGGCATCAATCGGGATGCCGATATCGCCTGCGGCTTCAATGTAACGCGACGCGTCTTCAACGGCCAGACCTGTAGCGTCAGCAAATTTACCTGCTGAGATTGCCATGTCTTGGAACGCTGTGATTCCGTCAGCAACGAACTTGCCCACTGCGGCACCAGCTGCGACTGCAAAAGTTGAAGCATTAGCGGCGACTGCGTCTAAAGCGACTTTGGAGCCTGCCTTAAACTTTCCGATACCACCTTCAGCGTTACCGACAGCAGTTTTAAAATCGTTAAACGCGGCTTTAGCGTTCTTGATGCCCGTATCTTCAAGGCTAGTAATGATCGGAATGTTGATTGCCATTAGCGAATCCTTGCCATCTCTTGGTTTGCTTTAAGCATTACGGCCTTGATTGTGGAGTCCATTTCTCGTTCAATCATAGACAACGAGTCCGATGCTTTAGCCCACATAAAACGCGACGGTTCACCCGGTAACAAACTTGCGAACATAGGACGCCGATACTTGGGTTCACGCCTAGACGACGACCCTCCAGCCTTCCCAGCCATGTCTACAATCGCCACAGGCGCGCCCTTAGTCGTAATACGAACAATGTTGACAGGGACACTCATACGGGGCTCGTTGACGTTCCTACGGGGCTTACGGGAGTCAATCTTGATCACTGAGTTCTTGCGGTTGTTCCACCCGGTGCGCCCGTTATGAGCCATTCCAGACAGCGGAGGTGATGTCGAGATTGACTGGTTAATCTCGGCCAACAACGGCTTCAGGATGTTGCGGATGTCTTTGTTCAATTCACGCTTAAGTAAAGGGTTAATCTTGCCAAGTTCTCTCAGCGTTTCGCCCACACCTTTCACCTGAATTGTCATCGCTTGCTCTCGTTCTGCTCGATTATCAACCTGACCATTTCATCAATGATCTGGGCTGGTGTTTCCATCAGGTCCAGTGGACTGATGCCTGTACGAACAGCGAGCTGCGCGATCAGGTTGGTTGCTCGTCCTGCTGGCCCGCTTTGGCTTTTGGGAGGAACGTGATATCCATGACGTTCTCTACCCAAGTGCTAAACAACGGGACAACTATTTTCTTTGTTCGTAACGCATCCCAAGCCAACCATGCGAGGGGCTTGAATTTCATGTCTTCTAAGAAACGGCCCACGGAGAGCGTGGGGTGAGGATCTTCCCATCTGCACGCAACTCCGTAAGTGATCGGTGCTTCAAATGTTTCACCGTCAGCCATCTCTACTCTTAATGTCATACCAATCATGTCGGGGTCCTTTTGTTAGTTGTTGATTACGGGGT